GCTTCGGCGCTAGCTAGCGAAGCGGTTAGGGAGCGCACACTCACCCTGACCGGCAAGGGCGGAAGCGGGGCCTTCGTGTACACCGACAATGGCATGCAAGAACTTGACGCGATCGAGGATAAACGTCTCCGGCTGATCCGCAAGATGCTCTTTGAACTGACTGCCCTGGGGATCCGGTTTGAAGACCCCGAACTCAATGAAGAACTAAACAAATACCAACCATGATTTCAGAAATCAAAGTAGGTCCGCAGACAGCGGCCGACGGCGCACAAGTTACGGCCCGCGCCAATAAAGATGGGTCACTCGTAGTTACGAGCTCCCACGCACTATACCATGAGGCTGGGTACAGGGGCGCCATCTTCGGTGCTGGGAATCAAGCAGCTCAAGCCGTTTCGGTAGCGTTAGCGACTACCTACACAGGATTGATGCTATACAACCCACTCGGATCCGGTAAGATCCTGGTTCCATTGAAGGTCAAGTATGCCCTCTCTGTTGCCCCTGCGGCTATCGCTACCCTCGGGCTGATCCAGGGGGTACAAAGTGCAGCTCCCACAGGGTTGACGGCTTTGACGGTACGCAGCTCCCAGATTGGAAACTCAATCACCGGGGCCGGTGTGGCCTATTCCGCTGCAACCATTGCAACACCCATTTGGGCTATGCAGTTGTGGGATGGATTCACTGCTGCTGCCCTGCCATCTCCCACGCAACCGGAAGACCTCGGCGGATTGTTCCAGATTCTACCTGGTGGGTTCCTCGCTATTGGTGCACTTACCGCAGTGACTGGCCTTGGTTCAATCTATTGGGAAGAGATCTCTCAGTAGAATTAAAAAACTTTTTGCTATACACCTGCGCGGTCCTTCCAAATTTTGGCTCACGCAATCGCTGACAAGCAAGCAAGTAACCCATGAAATAAGCTCATTCGGAGACGATGGTAGCAGAGGTTAAAAAGAAGCAGGAGGATATCCCGGACTACATCCGGACGCAAAGCGAGAAGGCTGAGCGCCGGTTCTGTGTCACGGGTATTGAGCGTCGCAGCGCTGAGCCGGGCAGTCCCAAGACCTATCGGGGCTATGCAGCCAAATTCAATGTTCTGAGTGAAGACTTCGGCGGGTGGCGCGAACGCATCGCTCCCGGATTCTTTGACAAAGTGCTCGCCTCCGATGTGCGCATCCTCCGTGATCACACGCCTACACTGATCCTGGGGCGGACTCTGGCTGGCACGGCCAAGATCGGTGTCGATGAGACCGGGCTGTGGTATGAATGGACAGACCCAGAGACCACTTATTCCCGCGACCTTTCTATTTCCATCGATCGCGGTGACATTACTCAATCCAGCTTTGCCTTCGCCCTGGGCGATGAAGGTAGCAAGTGGGAGCGCCAGAAGGACGGCTCCTACATCCGCACGCTGCTTATCGCGGAGGAACTCTTTGACGCTTCACCAGTAACCTACCCGGCCTACCGCGACACTTCGGTGGCCGAACGGTCCTTGAAGAAAGTGCAGATCCCTGAAGGCATAAACGTATCGAACGAACTCCTGGAGATGCAAGAGGACCGCGATCGGCTCGACCTCTCCAAGGTTTCATTGCGAGTTAACATCTGACAACAAACAAAACTCTCTTTTCCCACCATGAAAAAGTTACTCTCCACCAAGAACTTCCTCCTTGCCGCCGGCCTTCTGCTGGCGATCGCAGCCAGCTTCATCTTCCCTGCCGGCTCCCTGGGGATCCTCGCCCTGGTTGCACCGGGCCTGATTGCCGACCCACAAAAGAAACTCCAGGAACTCCGCGCCGCCTACAAAAAGGCGGAGGACGATATGGCCGCCATCTATACCAAGATGGATACGGAGAAGCGAAGTACCAAGACCCCCGAAGAGCGTACCCAATGGGACGCCCTCAAAAAACAAGCCTCTGAACTACTCAGTGAAATCGCAGACATGGAAGAGATGGTCAAGTTGGATGAGAAGCGGGCAGTCGCTGCCGGCGCCCTTCCTACCGATCACTCCACTCCTGGCAAAACTGATTTGGGCAAGGGCGAAGTGAAGAACGTTCGCACCGCCAAGGTGCTCAACTTCCTCCGAGCCTCCAACCCGGCACTGAAATACAGCCTGGAAGGAGTTGAAAAGGAACTCACCCAGGACGCAGCCGCTGAGATGAGAAGTCTGCCGGACTTTAATCCGGGCGCTGGCTCCTATATCCCCGCAAAGGTTCTGCGCCATATCGCATGGACTGAAGAACAGTATCGCGATCAGGAAAAACGCGACATCCAGGCCACTGGCTCTGGCCTCGGCTTGGAACTTGTGAACACTGACACGCTGGCTTCGAACTATGTTCAGGCTCTTCGGAACCAGAACGTAATGATGAACGCAGGTTGCCGGGTGATTCCAAATGATTCCGGGGCAAACGTTGTATTCCCTCGTGAGTCTTCGCTCTACACAGCCGCTATGGCCGCGACGGAAAACGCCGCTGCCTCAGAGTCACTCACGGCGACAGCCTTCGTGGCATCGCCACTGACTTTCTCTCCCAAGAGACTGACAGGCTTTGTGCAGGTGTCTAACCAGGCATTTGTCCAATTTCCATGGTGGGAGGCGTATCTGAAGGAACAGATCACACTGGGTCATGCCACCCTCCTGGACACCCAGGCCATCAATGGCTCGGGTTCCTCTGGCCAGATGCGCGGCGTATTGAATACGTCGGGCACTCAGACCGTGGTGGGCGGAACAAACGGCCTGGCCTTTGGCCGTGCACACATCGTCGCCTTTGAGCAAGCGCTCGGTGGTGCTGGTGCAAACCTGGCAAACTGCCGGTACATCACAAACTTTGCTGTCAACGCGAAGGGCAAGAACACCGAGTTCTCTTCCGGATCAGGCCGCTACCTGATCGACAATGCGCCCAGCTGGCAGTGGCAGAACAGCAAGACTGGCCTCAATGCTCAGACATTGATCGATGTCTACCCAGGCTTCCTGTCCAACAACGTGCCATCGAACCTTACCAAGGGAACCAGCACAACGATCTGCTCTGCGATCATCTTCGGGGACGTTTCCAAGATGGTGTACATGAGCTTCGGAGGCATCCAGATCATCGTGGATCCTTACGTCAACGCTCAGACTGCCCTGACCAACTACGTGTGTCATCAGTACTGGGACTTCAACGTCATCTTGCCTACGGCCGTCGGCTTTAGCGCAGACATGCTCACTACCTAATAGTGGTGACAACAGGGGCGGAGGTGAAAGCCCGCCCCTGCTTGTTTTGAAACTCTTTAACCAACAATTATGGGATTCTACAAATTCAAAGAAAAAGGCCCGGCCTTCGGCCTGGGTCACACAGAGGGAGAGATTGTCGCCTACAATGAAAAGGAAAAAATCAAGGCCAAATGCCTGGTTCCTGTAGTCGATCGTGAAGGCAAGCCGCTCGGCCGCCAGGTCATCGCCGACAAAGAATACACAGTTGAGTATCTGCTGGAGATGGGTGTGATCATCCATGCCACTGAGAAAGATGTGGCTTCTGTGAAGGGAAAGAATGACATCAACTCTGTGGCTGATGCAGTTGCAACCCAGACTCGCCTGGCAGAGACCCAGCAGTTTGAAGCCCGCAAGCAACTGATGAAGTAAGTGGTCAAGGTTCGCTTCATCCACGACGGCCGGCATAAGGGCTGGCGGTACAAGGAAGGCGAAGAGGTCCTTCTCTCGGATGGTATGGCAAAGCTAGCCATCGACGAGGGAGTGGCCGTCAAGGTGATCCAGCGGCAAAACATGGTAAATGCGAAAGCATACCAGGCGCTGGAAAACGCAAAACGTTCTTTGAAATGATTGCACGCAACATCCTCATCACGGAGGCAGGCTTCGAGCCGGTCACAGACCAGCAGGCGCGAGACCACCTGCGTGAGGATGAAAGCGCTTCTTCCAGGATCAAACCCTACCTCGTGGCTGCGCGTCAGTCGATCGAGCAGGAGTTGATCAGCGTGAAGACCACCCAGCAGACCTATGAGCTGCAGCTGGATGATTGGCAAGATGCCTTTGATCCGGATGGCTACCTGGTGCTGCCGGCATGTCCCCTGGTGTCGATCACTTCGATCAAGTACGACGATGTGAGCAACGTAGAGCAGACGCTCAGCGCCGCAAACTACCAGTCGGATACGGCCAGCATGCCTGGTAGAATCCGCTACACTGGTTCGGCAACGCTCCCGGGTCTTTACGACAAGCCCAACGTGGTGCGCATCCGATATGTAGCAGGATACGGGTCCAGCACGGCGACCGATGGCGGTCAGTCGGCGGTACCAGGCCCAATCAAGTCGGCGATCCTCATGCGGCTGGCTGAACTGTACGACGTTCGTACAGAATCAGTCGGCGGCATGATCAGCCAGGCGAGCCTTGCGGTTCAGCGTCTCATAGCCCCCTACAGGATCCCGGTATGACACTGTTCAGAGGAGTGCACCCGGGGAAGATGGACATGCTCATCACGATCGAGCAGCCCACGACCAGTACCAATGCCATCCGTGAACAGGTGAAAAGCTTCTCAACCTACAAGAGTTGCTATGCCGAGCGCATCCGCAAGCCCGGAGGCGAGAGCATCCAGGCGGGCCAGCAGCAGGCGACCATGCCGGTCGAGTACCGGATCCGCCATGACGCAAACGTGGTGCAGACATGGCGCCTCTTTGAGGGGGCGAACACCGGAGCAAATCCACGCTACTACATCACCGATGTACAGCACTGGAAGCGAGAGGGGTTCACACTTCTCACCGCAGAAAGGAGGGACAATGCCTAACAAGGATTTCTCCATCGAGATTGAAGGGAGTGAGCAGCTGATGGCCTTCTTTCAGGACATGCCCCGGCAATTCGGCCAGCAGGTCCTCGGGGACATCGCCCAGAAGGGTGCTGCGGTTATCCGCAGCGAAGCTCGCCGGCAGATGCCGTTGGATGGTGAGCTGGGCAGAATCGGAAAGAAGGCCGTGATCATCGGTCGCAACAAAGCCAACCGCACAGAGCGGGTGGTGACGATCGGCGGGGCCTACCTGGGCTACAAGGGCAAGCAGGTGAGCCTGGGCAAGATCATCCGCCACATGACTGCAGGGAAACAGAACCTCCGGAAGACAAAGCGCGGATTTCGTCGCGGCAAAGTAGAGTTCCGCCATGGAGACTTCATCCAGCGGGCCTTTGATCGCCGCAAGGACCTGGCGATCCGCACCATGGGCGAGGCCACATTTAAGATCATCGAGAAACGCGCTCGGCGCGCAACAGGGATTCGATATGGTAGCTGAGATCGCGATAAACTATATCCTGAACAATACCTCGGCCATCACTACCCTGGTGAGCACCCGGATCTACTACGGGTTGCGCCTTCAGACCACGACGATGCCAGCTATCCTGGTCGAACCTGATGGGATCGACCCCACAGACCAGAAGCCAGACAGTACTGCTACCGGCGAAGGCCGCAGCCGGTTGGACCAGGAGGATATCCTGGTGTTCTGCTACGGCAAGACATACCTGGAGGCCAACACACTGGCCCAGGCGGTCAGGGCGGCCCTGGACAAGAAAAGCGGAGGCACTTATGACTCCGTGAGCGTGCAATCAATTCAGTTCCTCTCTGAGGATTACTTCAACGAGCAAACAGAACCGGTCGCGCATGTTTTCGAGCATCGCTACCGGGTGAGAATAGTGAGATAAAACAAAAAACAGGACCTCTACAACATGGCAACCTTAACAAGAACTTCCCCAACGGCCGTACCGAGTGGCAGCGGCACCTTCAACGCAGGAGCTGCCGATGCCTCCATGACGGCCGTGGCATCTTCCGATATTGTCACCAATTCGGATGGCCGGACGTGGCTCTGGATATCCAACCAGGGCGGCTCCACCGACACGGTGACGATCACGGCTCAGAATACCAACCAGTATTCGGCTGCCGGCGTATCGCTCACCCCATCCACGCTATCGGTTGCCATCCTGACCACCGAGCGCAGGATCATAGGTCCCATTCCGCCCAGCGTCTACAACGATGGCGGGGGCAACATCACCATCAACCACAGCTTCACCACCAGCGTGAAGATCCTGTGCCTGGCGATGCCGGCGATTCTCTAAATCAAAAAGTCTAACCACACATGCCAACACTTGGAAGAATTAACGGCGACGTTCTGGGCATAAGCCTCAACGGTCTGCTTATAGCGGTCACGCAGGATTGTAGTCAATCCATTGCCATCGCTTCGCGGGAGACTACCAGCAAAGATGATGCGGGTAACTATAACGGGGAACCCACCAAGAAGACGGAGACTCTCAAAGGATCCTTCCTGGTGGCCTTTGACAACAACGCTTACCAGACACTGAAGACAATCGCCAAGGGCAAACAGAAGTTTACCTGGCGCTTCGGCTCGGTGGTTAGTGGCGACCCCTACGACACTGGCACAGGATTCTTTGTCTCGCTGGACACAGCCGCACCTAACAACGACAATGTCACCGCATCGTATTCAATACAGGTCACAGGGGTGACTACGTCCACGACTAACCCCTAACCGGTGCTGACCATTAACATCGGGGGCAAGGATCGTCCAGTTTCTCTTACCATGGGGGCTGTTGAGCAGTACAAAAACCTCACTGGCATCAACATCGCTGGACGCGACTTCACCCGGTTCACCGACATCATAGGTGATGGACAGGGAGGCAAAGACTTTGATCCGGAACTGTTCATTTCCTTCCTGTACTGTGTGCTTGCCGACGGTTGCTACCCTAATGAGCCCGACTTCACCCGCAAGGATGTAGCCCACTGGATCCGCCTCTATGACAGGACCATTGCCGGGAAAATGCTCACTCTCTACATGGAGGACATGACCGGCAAGGCGCAGGATGAACTCCTCAAACAAATTGATGAAGGAAAAAACCTCGAGGCCCCGCAGGCCGGGGCTACGAGTGGTCCGACTTCGAGCACATCGCCTACGGAAAGCTCAGGTTAAAGCCATGGGAGTTCAGAAGGTATAAGCCTTTTGAGTTTTTTGCCGCCCTTGTGGGTATGAACGAAGAGAATGTGGAGCATTGGCGGAAGATCAGGTTCGTTGCCTGGTGGTCGTGGGTGGCACAGAGGGGGAGTAAGGATATCCCCTCGCCCCAGGACTTGAAGGAACTGCCCGGGGATGAGAAAGTAGTAGGTGAAGAAGTCAAGAGAGAAGACTACGACGATATTTTCAAGACACTGAGTACAACATGGAAGCCGCCCTTGTCGCCCGAATAGCCGCCGACATATCAGACCTCAAGTCCAAGATGGGCGAGGCCGGTGGTGTCGTTGGTGGTTTTCAGGAACACATTGCCAAGATCGGACCACAGATCGCTGCCGCGTTTTCGATCGGGGCCATCGTAGCTTTTGGCAAGGCGGCAATCAATGCAGCGGGAGAAGCGATTGATGGAGAGAATCGTCTTTTGGTTGCCCTCAAGGGCCGGGAGGACATACAGGCAAGGCTACTTAAACAAGCTGATGAAATTGCCGGGCGCACTCTATTCGAGGACGATGACATTATCCGCCATCAGGGCCTCCTTGCGGCAATGGGCCGCAGTGAGGCACAGATCAAAAGGATTATTTCGGCCTCTACCCAACTAGCCGCCGTTACCGGCGTGGACCTGGCGGTGGCCGTGGAGGCCCTGAACAAAACCTATGAGGGCCAGGAGAAGAGCCTCAAGTCACTCGACCCCACTCTGCATGGATTTACTCAGGCACAGCTGGAGAGTGGTGAAGTCATAGACATCGTCAATGAAAAATATAAGGGCTACGCTGAGTCGATGACACAGGTGGGTTCGGGCCCCATAAAGGATTTTACCAAGACCATCGGCGAATTAACCGAGGAGATAGGGAAACTGATTTTACCCACAGTCAACTCCGGAATGTCTTCGCTGACAGCAACTATCAAGGCGCTCACCAATGAGGATGTATCCAAGTGGGAGAAGTTTAAGAA